CATGTGCTCGCGCCAGAGCGTGTCGCTGGTGTTCACCGTGACGCCGAGCGAACCGCCTGGCTGTCCCGAGGCGCGCTTGGCCATCATCGCGGCGCGGCGCTCTCCGTGACCCGGAACCGATCGCAGCATGCCGGCGTTGTTGACGACGACATCGAGGTGGCCTTCGCGGGCCATCAACATGTCGAGCGCCTGGTCCACCGAGTGCGAATCGGTCACGTCGAAGACGAGTGGTTCGCAGCGGCCGCCGGTGGCGTTGAAGTCTCGAGCGGCATCGTAAGCCCGTTCAGGGTTCACGTCGTTGAGTCCCACGATCGCTCCACTGGCAGAGAACCGCTGTGCGGCCGCGTAGCCGAGATACCGGGCCCACATCATAGGCGGAGCATTCGCCGGCGAAGGATCGAGCCCGGTCCGCACCGCGTATTGCTCCCACGCCACGAAATCCCGTTGGGTGATCTCGATCTCCTGCCGGCGGCCGCCCTCCCACACGATCGTGCCGGAGAGCCGGATCACTTCGCGGCCGCCTTCTCCCTCGTGGCGGTCGCCGCGGCGCCGCCGGCCCAGACTGGTTTGCCAACTGTCGGCCACGAGAAATCCTGAGTGATGAGCTCGCCCACGGCGCCGCCCATTGGAAACGCTCGCACTTGGATCTGCCCCGTCAGCGTGGCCGGTGTCGTCTCCGAGCTATTGGGCACCCACTCGAAATCCATCGTCTCGCCGTCATGCTCGAAGCAGTACCGGGAGAATCCGCTGCTCGATCCGTGGTCGGCAATCGCCGTCCCATCCAGGGTGAAATTCGTTGTCAGCTCGGGCGCCGGATCGGGCACCGCGAGCGTGGGGGTGCCGTCCGTCTCGTCAACCGCCGGCGTGAGGGTCAGCGCGGAGACTTGGAAACCGTATTCTGTGCCGGGTGTCGGCGTGCCGATCTTCAGCGTACCCGGCCCGAGCCGGCTATCGGTGTAAGGCATTGCGAGCTCCTATCCGGTGGTGATGTTCCATCTAAGGGTGACGAGATAGGCGGGGAGGCCGGCCGGATTCAGCGGCGAGATCCAGCTCGTAGGCTCCGAGCTCGTCTCGTTGAATAGCTCGAGGATCTGGCACGCCCACCCGAGAATCTGATCGAGCCCATCGGCGCCCGGCTCCGGAGTCACCGCGTAAATCGGGATCGTGAGGCCGATACTCCCCATCGTGGCCGTGCCGGCGATCGTGGGCGCCGAGACGATCGCGCCGGGTGGTTGGAAATCGCCGGGGTCGCGGGTGGCCGGGATGCCGGCGGATTGCAGCTCGAGCACCACGAGATCGAGCGCAGCGCTGGCCGCTGCAGCTCGAGCCGCCCCCCGATCGTGGATCCCCTGCAGCTCCGCGTCCGTCGGCGCCTCACTCATTCCGCACCGCCTCGATCGCCGCGTCGAACTCCTCGAGCTCCTGCCGGGCCGCGGCCGCCTTCTCCTCCGCTTTGCCGATCCGCCCCTCCGCCTTCTCGAGCGCGTGCTCGAGCCGAGCTCGAGCTCGGGAGACTCGCTCCTCCGCCGTGATCGGAAACAGCGCTGGATCCTCCGCTGTGGCACTCATAGCGCCACCGGCCGGCGCATCCCGATTAGGCGCATCGCCCGCATGTATGCCTGCTGCGAGTCGCCGGGGAGATCCATCGCCCCATCCCCGTATGCCGCATACCCGGTGGGCGATGCTTTCGCTTGATAGATGAGACTCGCGTAGATCACGGCGCCTAGCTTCACGTCGTCGGGCGGGGGATCCGGCGAGCCGATGAGATCGAGATCCGAGCGGCGATCCTCCACGTATTTCTTGCTGGCCGCGGTGGAGTCAGCGAGCCGCGCCGGATCGGCCATTGGTCCGATCCATGAGAGAACATCGTCCGTAGTGATCCAGTCTGTCGGCAATGCCGCCTCCGGGTTTGTGTGGGGCGCCCCCCGCCCGATACTAAGGGGCGCCCCGGTCGAGCTCCTCCTGCCGGGGAGCTCGAGCTGCTAGTCGATTAGCGTTACCGTCAGACTCGCTCGCCGGTTGACGCTTGTGTTATGGCCACGTGCCGAGAGCGTGCAATCGGGATTGTGGAGCCCAAACAGCCCTTCTGTGAAGAACGTCCGGGAGCCGTTCGTGCCGATATTCCCCTGCTTTACGAACGTCTGATTGTATTTCGTGCAGACGAGCGTATAGCTGCCGGCGGTGTAGCGTCCCATCTTCACCGTTGCGAAATCCACGTTTGTTTCGGACGTCGTGGCGAAGCAGGATTGGGCGCCGATCGGGCCCGGTCCGAACTCGATACACGAGTCGGTGGTGCTGGCCGCGGCCGGAGAGACTCCGACCACGAGCATTGCCGCGGCGATCGCCGCGAATAGAACGAGAGCACGCCTCACAGTATTGATCCTCCTCTTGGGTTTGGGGGGCGCCCGAGCTCGAGCTCGAGCGCCCCTTTTGGGTTTACTTCTTGCTCGAGCTGGCCGCGGCCGCCACGGGGACGAATGTAGCGATGCGAACGGCGCCGGCGATCGTGGCCGGCCCGGCAATCACCATGTCCTGCCGGAGCCGAGTCTGCGCGTAGAACGAGGTAACGCCGATCTCGAGCGACAGACTCGTCACGTCGGAGACGGAGAGCCGGATCGGGCTCGTCTCCCGAACCTCGAGGAAATCTCTCGAGGTCACCCACGCATCGGCCGGAGCCACGTCCGCCGATGGGATCACCCGGAGCCCGGCATAGTTGCCGTTCCCGTTCGCGTCAACGTCGCCGGAGGCAAACATCAGCGTGCCGGTTGCGTCCAGGAGTTTGCCGTATGCCGTGCCGCCACAAATCAGGAGGTTTGGGAACTCCCGATAGGCGGCCATGAATGCTCCCACCGCCGGGCCCACGGTGGTGATCGTGCTGGCCGCGGTGGGGAGCGCTGCAGCGATTGACGCCTCCACGTCCCGGTAATAGGAGCGGGTGGCCGCCTGTAGCACCTCCTCCACGTAGGAGGGGCTCGAGCGCTCCACGAGCGCCACGGAGGCGGAGCCGCCCCACGCCCATTGCTTGACTGTCTCGTCATGGTTGACGATCGCCACGGCGCCGCTCGGGGCTCCCGCGGTGTCATCTGCGAGCCACCCGCCATCCGGCCGGGTGGTGATCTCCGGCCGGCGGATCGTCATCCCCGCCGGCGGCATTTCCGCGTGGGTCATCGCGTCAAACAGCGGCCGGCTGTATCCGAGCGAGTCGATCATCTGGTTCACGTAGGCGATCGGCACCACGCCGGGATTGTTGGCGATCACTTCACGGGTGAGAGCCGCCTCGATCCGCTCCCGAGCTGCCCGATCGCCTCGCTCCGCCCGGACGAGGTTCTGCACGTATTCACCGAGCCGCATCATCGGCTCGGAGCGCTCCGCGAGCACGAGCCGCGGAGTGGTGGGCTCGGGCTCCGGCGCCGGCTCCGGCGTGGGCTCGGGCTCCGGTGGTCGGGGATCGTCTGGCATTGCTCCTCCGTTCGGTTTGTGTGCGGCGATCTGATCGACTCCGGCGCCCGGATAGGCGGCCATCGCCACGAGGCTTGTCTCCGCGAGCCGAGCTGCCGTAACCCGGATCCGCTCCTCGTTGTCGGGGTCCTGCTCGAACTCGTCCACGTCGGCGCCCACGGAGAGCCCGCGCCGGCTGCCCGATCGTGCCTGTGTGATCGCCGCGTCGCCGTCCGCCGTCTGATCGACCGCGTAGGTGGCGCGGAGCCCGGCCGGCTCGTCCGTGTGGGAGACGAGCACGCCCACCGGCCGATTGGGATCGTGGCCAAATAGCAGCGGGGGCGCCCCGTCGATCGCCACCGAGCCGGCGGCGAACGTCACGAGCCGGCCACCGATCCGCGCCTCCTGCTCGTAGGGCACCGCGAGCCCGGCGATCCGCCGGCGCTCCGCCGGCGCCTCCGCCTCCTCCTCCGCCGTGGCCAGGAGCTCGAGCGGCTCCGGGGTTAGGGTCAGTCTCACTGGATCGTCTCCTCTCCACTAGGGGAGGCCGGGAGCGGCGCCACCGCGCCGGCCGGCTGCGAGATCTGCGCAAACCGCAACCAATCCTCCGTCTGAAACTTCACTGTCTGCCCCCGCGGTGTAACACCCATCCCGGTAAACGTCTCCTCCACCACCCGGAGATAGGGCGCCACCGCCTGCTGCACCACTTGGGTTAGAGCTGCGACCACGTTCGCGTAGAGCTGCGCCGTGGCGCCCCCCGTCGGGCTCGCTCCCACGATCGACACGGGGACATTCATCGCTCGAGCGAGCCGCGTATCCGCGGTGGCCATCGCCTCCACGAGCTGCAAATCCGCGGAGTTTAGAGCCGTGCGCTCGTACTTGACCGATTGCAAAAACGCCGTCTCGCCGGCGAGCCGGGCCGCGTCAAATCCGGCCACGAGCGCCTTAGCATCCTCCGGCCCGATCTCCTGCCCCTCGTTCGTCAGCGTGCCGGCGGGGAGCGCCACGCTCGTGTGCCGGCTCGCCGCGTCCGCGAGCGTGAGGCAATCCACGAGGAGGCCGGCGGAATCGCGGAGCACGCCTAACCCCGGTGTCTGGAAATGCACGATATCCCGCGGCGCCACGTCCGAGCTCCCCACGGTGTACCCCTTGACGCGGGAGAGCCGGCTCCAATCGTCCGAGAGATCCGCCACCGCGGCGCCGTAGGGCAGGAGCCGGGCCCGGCTCGGATACCCCTCCGCATCGCGGCGCAGCACGAGCCAATCGGCGGCGCCGTAGAAGATCAAGTGATCCACCGTCCGCCCGATCGTGGCCGGCCACGTCTCGTCCGGGTCCGGTTGGGTGAGGATCGTCCCCGGCTCGAGAGTCTCCTCCCCGCGGATCCGATCCACGGAGAGCTGTGAGG